TGTCTGTATTTTAATAAAGCACCTGGGGCTGATGAATATCGCTCCCATTCTTCTTCAGGTACAGAACCTTCTTCATACATCCATCTCAAGTTAGAAGCTAAGTTAGCATTATGTAACATGATTTGGTGGGCCTTATTAATCTCCTGCTGCTTACCTATCATAGGCGTTACAGCACTCATAGGATACGGAGTCCCTGTGTACATATAAGGAATTGGAATAACAGGATACTCCATAATCTCTAATATTCTTTCATATAAGAACACATCATCGCCTACTGTACAAGTAAGGTGTACTCTATTCTCATAAAATGGAATTGCGTCTACAATACCTTCACTTTCCTCTAAAATCTTATAATTAGCTTCTGTCATTATCTGTTGGTCGATAATTGTAGCTTTATCCTGAGCTTCTGACATCAACTGCATTCTTTGTTCTTCTACAGCCTGAGCAGCCATCTTCTGAGAACGTTCAATCTCTAACTGAGCTCTTTCAGGAATAATCTCTCCAGCCTGTACAGCCTGTTCTATCTGCATCTGCTTTTCTTTTAAGGATACTTCAATTTCCTTTTGGAAGTCACTTATCTTCTCTTCAACTTCCATCCTGATAGTATCCATCTGCTCTTCAGAAGGCTTTACTCTTATAAATACATTCCTATAAGCATGCTTTACTTTAGTATATGTTTCATAATATGGAATTATATCATCATCTTCACCATCAGGTTTAATACCCATTGTGATATCTTCAGCCTGTATATTAGCTGATAAATCAATATCTCTTTGTGAATATGTAACTACATCAGAAGCAGCAGCTGCATTTTTAATCTTTGATTTAAACTCAGGGAACATATTTATTAACTGAGTTCGTGTAAGATTCTTCCTAATTGTAATAAAAGAAGCATCTCTAAATAAGAAATCCCTACTCGAAGGGTCTACATATACATCATAAGGGTCAACCCTACTAAACATTACTTCACCCATGCCCCTATCTTGGTCAGCATCGATATCTACCATGAAGTAGCCAATACCTTTAGTAAGACTATCGAGTACTACTTGGCTGTATATAGACTTTCCATTAGACAGATGCCAGCAATAATCTGCTATATCTGAGTGCACCTGAGCAATATCAGTATCATCTCCTGTTACACCTACTGCTTTCCATCTTGGGTTATTAGCAGTAACAAAGTACTTCATTATCTCAATAATAGGAGTTACCCTATTAATTGTGAATGTAGGCATCCCAGATTCTTGTAATACTTCTACTTCTTCTTTAGTTAACTGCTCATCAAGGTAAAAATCATACCCTTTCTGAGATACTGACTGCCATTTAGAACGATATGATGTATTCGCTCTATCCCATAACTGTTTATTCTTTCCAGCTTTTGTCTTCTGTGTTTTTCTTGCCATTAATACTTTCTCCGGGAGCCCATCCTCTTCATTTCTAACTCAGTTCTACGCTCGTCTTTTAATTTTTTTCTAAGAATATCATCTGAACTACGAGATGATGTCTTTTTACCAGCCTCTTGTGATAAAGATTTTGTCCTATAACCAGTAATAACCTTCTTTTCACCTTCTCTAGGTACGCTGCTAATAATATCATCATATTCCTTATTCAATCTATCTGCAACTTTTTTATCTGCACTTTCGAGTACTTTTTCAGCTTCTCTTTTATTACCTTTATAATGCTTGGTAACTCTTAGAGATTTAGCAGCCCTAGCGTCTCCATGTATATAACTATAAATTTTCTTATGTAAATTTGCAAACTTTTTAATTAATGGACTTGAAGGAGAATATCCTTTTAACCATTGCAAAGTTTCCTCTAAAGCAGGTAGTGTTCTCTCCATATTTTTAAAAGATGAAATTCCCTTAACTATCCCAGCAGGTGAAACTGCTTCAACAGCCCAACCAGGACCTCCTTGAAAATCTGGTTGTTCATCTGGAAAAAACCTTTTATACATCCATTCTAAATTCTGTGGAGTTACTTTACCAGTAGTGGATAATGGAGGAATATCTGATGAAGTTTTATATTTTCCACCAGTTGCAAGGTCTAATAAAGACCTTCTATCTTGGTTAGCCCAACTACCAACTAATTTATCTTCTATTGCCATTAGTCTCTTATCTCTACATGAACTAAGTCATCAAATGAGTTATCTTTGATTTCACCATCTGAGTCCCAATCTCCTCCCCAGCGAACCTTTAGACCTAGTTGATGGCCTATACCTCTCAACATACCACCCATATAATGAAATCTTTCTCTGTCTTCCCAATCTATCGGGTAAGGAGCGAGATCAACAGCTTTTCCTTCTATGTGTTTGGAATACTTTGTTTTCGTTTTCCCTTGTGCTAATAATTCCTGCTGCCGCTCCTTACTCCGTAGTCCTTCTATAATCGTAACATCCATTATCTTTATTAACTCATTTAATACATTGACAAGCTTTGCATTAACGCCTTTAAGACGTTCTTTACTTCTTTTTCCGTACCTAGGCATTAATATTTTCTTTTTTTCGTTTTAGATTTTGATTTTGACTTCGGAGGCCTACCTCTTTTTTTACCATACGTTCCTTTACCTTTTGGCATTATTAACTCCTTTTTGTTGTATTATGCTACAATCCAGCTCTTTGCTTTACGTTTTGGCTTAAACCATGTACTATTTTCTTTATTTTTTGTCATATTTGGCGGGAATGAGTGCAAATTTGCATAAAAAAGTGCTTCTATAGTGTCATCATGAGCCATTCTAGGTCCAAAAGTAACAATTTCGTTATTTAAATCAAACATATTTTCCCTTAAGTGTACCGTTCCCATGCTAAAACGACCAGAAAGACCACTATATATGCGATTTATCTTTTGTCTACCACCTGGCTTCTCAGGGATTACAGCTACATCGAACTTATTTAACCTTCTTCTTTCGTCATTCAATGCTTGGAATACACTTCTATTCATTGCGACATCTTCTACAGTAGAAGAAATACAATGATGCTTCTGATGCATCTCTAATATGTAGTCTACAACACCTTTCCTGTCTATAATGTCATTTTCAGCGTTCTTAGCTCCTATTGTAGGGATACTCCTGTGTCTCTCGTAGTCGAGTACATAAAGATTATTATCACTATCTATCGCAATACACATTATAACAGAGAAGTCTGATTCTTTTGTATCAATATCAGTAGCAGGATCACATCCTACAAAGCAATTAACAGGGAATCTCTCTCCTTCTACAACAAGATAACTCTGGTTCTCATCTGCATCATAATCATAGTACCCTTTCCAATACTTTATATGTTCTCTTGTCCATAATGCATCTTCAGCACTCTGGACTTCCATCATATATTCCTGATAAAACTTGGAAGGTTGACCAGAATCTTGATAGAATTTCTTTTTTTCTTCTAATTTACTCTTTGGAAACCATGAGGTCCATAATGATTCACCAGCCTTTGTAATAGCTTTATATGTAATCAACTTCCATGCAAAATCCTTGTTATCTGATTTAGCTCTATCATGGTTTATAAGCAGGTTATTAATGAATGAATCATAGTGTACTGGAGTACCATTTACCCTTAGTCTTCCAGTATGAGGTTCAATAGCAGGGTATACAACAGCAGTTACAAGGTTAGCATTTTTATCACGGGCATCTCTTGTAATAGTATTTGCTTCATGCTCAAAGTCATCAAGTATAATTAAGTCATATCGTTTATGGAGTTTTGCACCTCCACGAATACCAGCTACATTAGACTTAGAAATAAGTTTACATCCATTTGTCAATTCTATATCTTCTTCAGTCCACTTAGGCCCTCTCATCTTACCAAAGTAATATAAGAACCTGTCATTATATTCAAGATGATGCTTTATATAATCCATGTTCCCTACAGAAAGCTTCTGTGTAGCAGATACCCATGCGTAAAACATCATGTCATCTTTAGGACAAAATACGAAATCTTTTAATACTGATGCTTTAGTCAGTACTGTCTTTCCATGACCTCGAGGTAAAATAATAGCAAGCTGCTTAACAGACTTATCATCTATTGCATCCGAGACTTCATAGTGGAAGGGAGGAGTTTCGCTGCGCATGAAGTCATCAGGAAGAAACAGCTTGCCAAATGATATTAAATCTTTACTTGCTAATTGAAATACTTCTTCTGCTTCTGATACATTCTGTGTATTAATATTCACTATATTATTCAGAAAAATCTTTAGATACAGTTTTCATTACTGGCTTATAATAAGGATATTCTAATGATTTAATTATACTCATAGCCTTTTCATCACCAGCCAGAGCATCCATTAAGTATCGTTTTTTAATAATATGAGCATCTCCTTCAATCGTTTCAATATTAGCATATCTATTAGGTATATTAGATTCTTGTTCAACAGCCAATTCATCCATAAATTGAACACCTCTACCAGTTTGTCTTACTCCCTGCATTTGATGTGTCATTTCTTGTAAAATCGCCCACAATGGTTCATCACCTTCTCTTATTTGTATAGTATCCATTCTTCCTTTGGATGTATTCCAATAATTCTTATCTTGGTCTGTTAATTTGCCATATCGAGATTCATATGGATCATCACTTAAAAAACCTTCAATTATATCACTAACATAATTATATTTTTTAACATTTGTTTTATCCATAATCCATGGAGTAATAAAATCTCTTTCTTGACCTTCTT